AGAATGCCAAGGCAGAGCGCCAAATGCGCGTGGTGCAGATGCGATCGGAAGGCGCGACCCTCCAGCAGATGGTCGAGGCGCTTGGCGTCAGTGCGTCGACGATCTCGGCCGACATCACGGAACTGGGATTGGCCAGATCGAACAATAATCAAAGAGGGGTGGCGGCGTGATGCAGGCGATTGAGGATGACTTCTGGACCTATCCCCTTCGTGAGGGCGACACGCTCGCGTCGAACGAATGGGTTGAGCTGCACATCCACCGCCTGCTGACCTCGCGCTTCATCGCCTATGCCCTGCGCGAGGACCGGCGGGCCGATATCGGGACGGCGCTGATCCTGTGGTCAGAGTGCTATAGGCAGGACCCGGCAGGCACCTTGCCGGATGATGATGTGGAGCTCGCGCAGTTGGCCAAGTTCGGCACGGATGTCGAGGCGTGGCAGCGGGTGCGCGCGGGCGTGCTGCACGGTTGGCGCGCTTGCCATGTCGAGACAGAGGCAGGCTACCGAACGGATCGCCTCGGCCATCCCTTTATCGCGGAAATCGCCGAACGGTCAGTCAAGCGCAAGAAGGGCAGGGCGCAGGGGCGCGAGGCTGCGCGCCTGGCCGTCACGCGCAGCCGGGTGCGGCAGAAGATGAAGGGCATGGCGGGTCTCGCCCGGGTCGCGGCTTCGGCGCAGGCGGTCGAGGCGATCGTCGGTTGGCTCGATGACAACCAGCTGTTCGTCACCGAGGACAATATTCGCGCCGGCGCCGAGGCTGCGGTTGGGGTGCTGCGGGTGGTGCCCTATCGGCGCGGTGAGGGTGGTTCCGCAGGTGAAAGCCCCTGAAATCAACTGAAATGATTTCAGAAATGATGTGACAGACTTCAGGGCGATTTCGCCCTTCTTTCAGGCCTCTAGCTGAAATTGCCCTACAGGACAGGACAACGACAGTAACAGGACAACAACAGGAAATTCCTTCACGCCGGGGCGGTGCTGTGGCGCGGGGCAAGGTGCTGAGAAAAGGGGTGCGACATGGCAAGCGAAGCGCAAGACGTGAACGGCCCGGTAGAGGGCAGGGCAGCGGTCAGGCTGCATCTGATCGATCGACTGGAGGCGGCCGGCATGACCCGGCCCCGGCGCATGGGTGTCGAGGCGTTCGAGGCCGGGAAAAAACATTTGGTCGAGCGCCTGGCCTATATGTCGGTCGAGAACCTTCAGGTGCTGGCTGATGCGCTGATCGACACGGCGGCATCGAATGAATGGCCTTCCGAGATCGTCATGATGCAGCTGGCGCGCGGCATCCAGACGCCGCCGCCTGCGCAGTCGCGGGCGCTGACCAGCTGGCTTGCCTCGGTCGAGGGGCCAAAGGCTGTGGCCGGTGGGTATCTGGTCGATCTCTTCCGATTCATCCGGCAGCGCCTGCGCCCGCCGACCCCTTACGAGATGCGCGAGATCGGTGAGCGGGCGCGTGAGCATGATCGGCGGCGGCAGATCATTCAGGAAAAGATCCGGGCCGAGATGGCGACGGATGATGACCGCAACTGGCTGATGGGCTGGCTGCGCGATGAAGAGCTGGCGTTGGCGCTGGTGGATGAAGGCAACAAGAAACGGGCGGGTGCAGCATGATGGATGCGGGCGGCAATGTGACGGGATTGAAGGCTGGCGCTGATCACAAGGCGGGTGAGGTCGTGGCGGCGCTGGAAAAGGCGATGGAGGAGGCGCGCGCCAATCCGCAGGGCATGGTGATCATCATCATGGCGGGCAGCAATGGCGTGGTGGAGTTCGGCTTTCATGACGATCTGCTGCAGCTCATCGGTCTGCTCGAGTTGGCCAAGCATGGCGCCCTCAGTGTTGCGGAGGGCGGGCTGTGATGACGCGAATGCAGATGATCGAACTGGCGATGGCCAAGCCCTTTATCCGCCCAGACGGCATTGACGGCGCCATCCTGTCCGAGGTGCGCAGCCTGCGCGCGGCGCTGGTCTGGGCTTGTGGCGAGTGCGGGTGTGACATGGACGATCTGCGCGGCCTGTCGGCGTTTGAACTCGAGAGGATCCAGCTGCGCCATCGTATGGCCATGGCGGCGCCGCCGGAACGCTGCGGCCCTGCGATGATAGCCCAGCCCGCGCGCGGGCCAATGGTGGCGAGTGCACCCATGGGAATGATCCCAGAGGGAAAAGACGAATGGAAGGCAGAGCACACCGGATTTTGTGGTCGTGATATCGCACGCGAGGCCGATGCGTTCGATGCCATGGAATTGCAGGCGAGGCGTGCCGCAGGCGGGCGCAAGGATGGGGGTGAGCGTCTGTTTACCCCCCTGCAGGTGGCCACCGGTCGACGCTATGCGATGCTGGTCGAGCGCCATGCATCGTCTGGCATGCGCTGCACCTCGGTTGAAACGCAAGGCGGTGGAAGCGGGCAGGGCGGGTCATTCATCGATACGGTCATCCATGAGGGTGATCTGATCTGCGCCATGCAGCGTGCCATTGGCGATGGGGTTTCGCTGGCGATCCGCCGCATCCGGCCCTCGCAGCGTGGAGCCCGCACTGGTATCCGCGATCGTGCCTTGGTGGATGCCGTCTGCCTGAGCGGTAAGACGGTCAGCTGTGTGCTCGAGGCACATGGGTGGGCTGACAAGGGTGACAACCGCCTCGCCGCCCGACGTGCGCTGTGTGGTGCGCTGGATCGCATGGCCATGGCCTTTGTCCCATCGCGCTTCACAAGGGGGCTTGACGCTTAAGTCCGCCGCAGGCATCTTGCTTGGCATCATCGAGACGTGCGCCCGGAGGGAACCACCCTACCGGGCGTTCGCATTTCTGGGGGTTGGGTCATGGATACGTCTATGTCCATCGATACCAGTGCGTTCACCTTGGCTTTGAAACAGATGACCGAACGCGATCTGCGCATCGCCGCGACCTGGGCATTGAACGACATGGCCGAGGATATCCGCCTCGATGTGCAGAAGCGGATGAACGTGGTGTTCGATCGTCCGACACGCTGGACGTTGAACTCGTTCGAGGTGGTCAAGGCAAACCCGACAGGGTTGCAGGCTGTCGTGCAACAGCGGGCTGGCTCTGCCTCTCGCCACTATCTGAGGGTCGAGGAAGAGGGCGGGCCGCGTCCGCAAACCGGGTTCGAGACGTTGCTGTCTCGCAGTCTGGCCTATGAGGGTGTGATCCAGTCCATCGTGCCCGCCGACAACGCCCGGATCGATGCATACGGCAACTGGTCGTCAGGTGAGAAAAGCCGGGTGCTGTCGGATCTTCAGGCGCAGCGGGATGGCACGGCGAACAGCACGGCGGCATCGCGCAAGCGGCACCGCGCGAGGGCGCGCTACTTCCTGCCCAAGGGTGGGCTGACTGCCAATGCGATCTACAAGCGCGAGGCCAGCGGGCAGATCGGGGTGGTCGCCGTGATCAGCGCCAAGGTGCCGGTCTATCAACAGCGCCTCGGCTTCTTCGACAATGCTGGTCGGGTCTTCGAGGCCAAGATGCCGGGTCATCTGTCCCGGACGCTGGCCAAGATGATGGCCAAGCGCTTCGGATAGGCCTTCGGGTCCTTCCGGGGCATCTGCCGCACGCGGGTAATTCGCACCCCGCAGGTTCAGGCCTGCTTAACTCTCTGGAAAGCCTTAACCGACCGGCTAAACATGAAAAAGTCGGCTTAACTCTTGCAGAAATGCACAGAAAGGGATGCCTGATGCTGAATGCGACGCAACTGGCTGGCAGCCTGGGCGTCTCCAAAGCTCGGGTGTCGCAATACGTCTCCGAGGGCAAGCTCGACGGATGTTACGAGGGTGAAGGGCGCTCTCGGCGCTTCGATCTGTCGAAAGTGCAGGCGGCGCTGCAGGGTCGGCTCGATCCGGGTCAGATGATGGGCAACGGCGCCGCGACCAAGCGGGCCTTGTCCGATCTGGCTGACCCGAGCGACGTCCCTTCCGATTTGCGGCCGCGCGCTACGCCAAAAACTGATGGCGCGCTGTCGCCGCGTGATCCCGACCGCTACGAGCTGGCGCGCATCCAGAACGCGGAAGAGGATGCGCGGCGCAAGCGTCGCGACAATGAGCGGGACGAAGGGCGTTGGGTTCTCGCCGAAGAGGTCGAGCGGTCGACGGCAAAGCTGCTGTCCCGTGAGATCGGGCAGTTTGAGACCGTGATCCGCGACGGCGCCCGCGCCATTGCCGATCGAATGGGCGTCGATTTCCGGGAGGCCCGTCAGATCCTGATGCAGGTCTGGCGCGCCCATCGTGGGGACAGGGCCGAGGTGCTCGCGGGCGAATCCGCTGAGGCACCGATGACCGCAGCCGAGCAAGAGGCGAACGGCTGATGGGGTTCCTTGGATCTGCGGAAGCGGCGGTGCTTCGCGGCATCGCCCTGGCGATCCTTCCGCCACCGCCGCCGGACATCACGCGCTGGTGTGAGGAGAATATCGAGTTTGACGAGCGGTCGCCGTTTCCCGGGCCGTTCCGTATCGACCGGTTCCCGTTCCTGCGGCGCATCCATGACGTTCTGTCACCGGAGCATCCCTGCCGAGAGGTGACGGTGCGCGGCTCGGCGCAGTGGGGCAAGACGGTCTCGGTTCTGAACCCGACCGTCGCCGCCTGGCATGAATATGGTCCGCTCGACAGTCTGGTCGTGCATCCCACGACCTCTTCGGCGACCGAGTGGGTGCGGACAAAGTGGATGCCGATGCGGCGACAGGCTCCGAGCCTTCGGGTGATTTTCGGCGACGGGCGCGGCGAGCAGACCGACACGCTGCACAATCAGGAGACCATCCGGCGCGATGGAAGCCTGAAAGTGGTCTCCGCCGGTTCGCCTGACGACCTGGCTGGCACCACGCGGCGCCTCGTCCTGATGGACGATGTGTCGAAGTTCGAAATGACGCCGAAGGGCGATCCTGAGCAGCTTGCCGTCAGCCGGGCGGCAGGGTTCGAGGATGCAAAGATCGTGCGCATCTCGACACCGCAGGTCGTCGGGACGTGCCGTGTGTCGCGGGCGTTCACCCGATCGACGCAGGAATTTTACCATGTGCCATGCCCGCATTGCGGCAACATGGCGCCCCTGACTTGGGAGAATTTCCGGAAGAACCTGCAGCCTGAGAAACTGGCTGCGGCGCATTTCACCTGTGAGGCATGTGGCTGTGTGATCGACCACAGCCACAAGGTTGCGATGGTCGCTGCAGGTCGGTGGGTGGCACACAACCCGGCCGGTGATCATCCGGGTTTCCACCTGTGGCGCGCCTATGTTCCGCAGCGGGATTGGGCCAGCATCGCGGTGGAATATGCGCAGGTCATGGGTTGGACCGGATTGGCGCTGACCGAGGCTGGGGAAGCGGCGATGCGCGACCCGGTGGATGCGCAGACCGAGCAGACCTTCTGGAACGACGTTCTGGGGTTGCCCTATGAGCAGGCCAGCAAGGGCCCCGATTGGGAGAAGCTGCGCGACCGGGTCGAGAATGCGGATAGCGAGACCGGGCGGCCGATCCAGCGTGGGATGGTTCCGGCGACGGGTGTGATCCTCGCAGCCGGTGTCGACTGTCAGGGCGACCGGATCGAGGTGCAGATCGTTGCCTTCGGGCGGAACTATCGGCGGTGGGTGGTCGATAATCAGGTGATCCCGCATCACATCAGCACGGATGAGGCCCGCGGCGCGCTGAACCAGCTTCTGAAGAGCAGCTGGCGCACCGAGGCTGGTCGCAGGATCGCGCTGGACGTGTTGGCGATCGACGGTGGTGCTTACACCGAGGACGTCTGGGACTGGGCGCTGACGCATCCGTTCACGCGGGTCATGGTGACCAAGGGCGCGACCAGCGCCATGGCGCCACCCTTGAAGCGGATGGAGTTCGACAAGCGCACGGACCGGATGGCCCGGCGCAAACGCAAGCAGGGTTTCGTGGTCGGCGTCAGCCAGCTGAAGGCCGATTTCTACACCTGGCTCGATAAGGCAGATCCGGCGGAACGCGGCTTTTGCCGGTTCGCGGCGGGTCTCGGCGATGAATACTACCGTCAGATCACCTCGGAAGTGCGCATCCTGAAGCGAGCCACTTCAGGCGTGATGGTCAGCCGGTGGGTGATCGCGGAAGCCGGGCGGCGCAACGAGGCGCTCGACACGATGATCATGGCCGAGGCAGGGGCCCGCTACAAACAGTGGACCTACATGAGCGATGCGGCTTGGGACCAGCTTGATGCAGAACGGGGCGGGCCCGCCGAGGAACCGCAGGGTGATCTGTTCAGTATCGCCATTCCGGTGGTCGCACCGCAACCGGTGGCCGAGGCCCCGGTGCCGCCCACTGTGCCGCCGGTCTCGGGGCAGATCGCGCCGCGGCCGGTTGCCGCGCCAAAAGAGGATGATGGCCCCGCATGGGTGCCCGAACGGAAGGACTGGATATGAGCTACACGCAAGCCCAGGTCGATGCGCTGCGCGCAGCCATCGCCACCGGCGCCCTCGAAGTCCAGAACGGTCAGGAGCGGGTCAAGTATCGCAGCCTTGAGGAAATGCAGCGGGTGCTCGCGATGGCCGAGGCCTCGATGGCCGGGGCGGCAGGCGTCCGCCCGACCCATTTTCACCCGACCTTCGATCGCGGCCTCTGAGGGGATTGAGATATGAACCTGCTTGACCGCGCAATCGGGGCTGTGGCGCCGATGGCCGCGCTACGCCGTGCGCGGGCGCGGGCGGCACTGAATGCGGTAATGCACTTTGAGGCAGCAACAGCCGGGCGGCGTGGTTCGTCTTGGCGTCCTGCTGCAAGTGATGCCGACACCGCTGCAGATCCAGCGCGCCACCGGCTGGCCTTCATTGCGCGTGACATGGTCCGCAACACGGCCTTCGCAAGCCGTGTACAGGGCGTTGTGGCCAACAATGTGGTGGGCGATGGCATCATCCCGAAAGTAAGGGGAAAGTCGAAGGCTGCTCGCGAGAGCCTGCTGGCGGCGATCGAGGCGCATTGCGACACCACGGCGATTGATGCGGATGGCCGGCAGAACCTCTATGGCCTGCAGCGCCTCGCGATGAACACCGTGGTCGAGGCCGGTGAGGTTCTGATCCGGTGGCGCCCGCGCGACCTTTCGGACAAGCTGCCGCTGCCGTTCCAGATCCAGATCCTCGAGCCCGACTATCTGGACGACAGCCGCGATGGCCAATTGGACAACGGCAACATTGTCGAAGGCGGGATCGAGTTCGACAGGATCGGGCGCAGGGTAGCCTATTACCTGTTCTCGCAGCATCCCGGCGCGATGGGGTCGCTGCGTCGTCGTTGGGAAAGCCACCGCATCCCGGCGGATTCGGTCTTGCACATCTACCGTCAGGACCGCCCAGGACAAATGCGCGGTGTCAGCTGGTTTGCGCCGGTTGCGCTCCGGTTGCAGGACTTTGCAGATGGGCAAGATGCCCACCTGATGCGTCAGAAGATTGCCGCCTGCTTCACGGCATTCCGTGTGGCGCCGGATGCCGAGCATCCCGGCACCGATCCGCAGGACCCTGCCGGGCTCTCCAGCCTGTCGCCGGGTCGGGTGCAGAGCCTGCAGCCGGGTGAGGATATCCGCTTTGGCACACCGCCCGGCGTGACAGGCGTCGAAGAATTTTACCGCTGGGTCATGCGCGCTGTCAGTGCGGACATGGGCCTGACCTATGAGGCTGTGACCAACGACTTTTCGGGCGTCAACTTTTCCTCGGCGCGCATGGCGCGGATGGAGATGGATCGGAACGTCAGCAGCTGGCAATGGCTGATGATGGTTCCTCAGATGATGCAGCCGATCGGGCGCTGGATCATCGAAGACTGGGCCATCGTGAACGGCAAGAATCCGGCCAGCGTGTCGCTGGACTGGGTGCCGCCGCCGCGGGTGATTGTCGATCCGACCCGGGAAATCCCGGCCATGGCAGATCAGGTCCGGGCAGGGTTCACCAGCCGCGGCGAGATCGTCCGGCGGCTCGGATACGATCCGGAGCGGGTCAACGAGGAAATTGTCGAAGAGCGCGCAGCCGACCGCGTGGCAGGGCTGATCTTCGACAGCGATGCGGGCGCGGTGAAAGGGCTGCGGCCCTATCCACCCGAAGATGCGCCCCCTCAAAAAGGAGATGAGGCATGAACGAGATCAGGCTCTATGGCAGCGTCGGGGGCAGCTGGTGGGATGAAGAGTTCTTCACCGCCGCCCAGGTGCGCGAGCAGCTGGACAGCGTGTCAGGCCCCCTGACAGTCCGGATCAATTCTGGTGGCGGGATCGCGTCAGAGGGGCAGGCGATCTACACCATGCTGGTCGACTACCCAGACGAGGTGCATGTGGTCATCGACGCAGTCGCCATGTCTGCGGCCAGCCTGATTGCCATGGCCGGCGACACGATCACCATGCGCCTCGGCAGCTACATGCTGGTGCATGACCCGGCTCAGCCGTGGGCCGAAGGGCGCGGCACCTCTGCGGACCATCAGCGCGCTGCCAAGCAGCTTGAGGTTGTCGCCGGTGCCTATGCTGCCGTCTACGCCAAGCGTGCCGGGATCAGTGTCGAGGAAGCGCGCCAGATCATGCGCGACGAAACCGTCATGGATGGCCCGACCGCGCTGATGCTGGGCTTTGCCACGGCTGTTGATGACGCCGTCGAGGCCGAGCCGGTCGCGCGGTTCGATTACAGGATTTACGCCCACGCGCCGCAGTCGCTGCGCGAGGCGTCACAGGTTCTGGGCGCACAGCCCGGAAAGGCGGCCATTGTGGCCATGATGTCGGGGATGCCCCGCAAACCGAAACAGGAGACCACGATGGCGGAAGAAGCCACCGAAACGCCGGCGGTGGAGGCCGCCGAAGAGGAACTGACCCAAACCGAATCCGGCGAGGGGCAGCAGGAAGAGCAGCCCGCGCCCGAGACGGTGACCGCCTCTGCGACGGACCGCCAGCGCGCGCAGCGCATCCGCGACACCGTGGCCATGGCCGGTTTTGAGCCGTCGATGGCCCTCGACATGATCACCCGTGGCCTCTCCGCCGAACAGGCGCTGGCCGAAATCCTGACCAAACGCAAAGAGGGAGACGCGACCATGAGCGGCGCGAACCATTCGGGTCACCGCCCGGCCACGATCACCGCAGATGCGCGTGACAAGTTCCGCGAGGGTGCCGAGCGCGCCCTGATGATGAAGGCGGGGCTGAAAGGCGGCGAACGGAACGAGTTTTCCAGCCTGTCGCTGGCTGAGATGGCGCGCGAATGCGTGGTCATGTCGGGCCATAATGGCCGGTTCAACAGTCGCATGGAAATGGTGGGCTATGCCTTCACCATGGCTGGTGCCCATTCGACCAGCGACTTCGGCAAGATCCTGCAGAACATTCAGGGCAAGGCTGCGCTGGCTGGCTGGGATGAGGCGCCCGAGACCTACCCGCTGTTCACCCGTGCTGGTGCGCTGACCGACTTCAAGGCGACCACCCGCGTGGGACTTGGTCTGATGTCTTCGCTGCCGAAGGTCGAAGAAGGTGCGAACTACAGCTTCGGCACTGTGGGCGACCGTGGCGAGCCGATTGCGCTGGCCACCTATGGCCGGATGATCCGCATCACCCGGCAGGCCATCATCAACGACGATCTGTCGATCCTCGGCAGCATCCCGCAGAAGATGGGCCGCGCCGCCCGTCGCACGATCGGCGATATGGTCTTCGCGATCATTACCGGGAACCCCGCGATGTCGGATGGTGTGGCGCTGTTCCATGCCACGCATGCCAACCTGGCAGGCTCTGTGGGGGCGCCCAGCGTCACCACCATGGCGGCGGGACGCGCTGCGATGCGCGTCCAGCGCGAGGCGGCGGGCGGTCCTGTGTTGAACATCACGCCGAAGTACATGCTGGTGCCTGCGGCTCTGGAAACGGTTTCGGCGCAGCTGCTCACCTCGAGCTTCGAGCCCACCGCGAACAAGGGGCATGCCACCAACCCTGTTGCGGGTATGGCTGAGCTGATCGTGGACGGTCGACTCGATGTCGCATCGGCGACCGCCTGGTATCTGGCGGCTGATCCGAATGCCTTCGACACCATCGAGGTTGCTTATCTGGATGGCGTGCAGGCGCCCTTCATCGAGCAGCAGCAGATGTGGACGGCAGACGGGGTGGAGATGAAGGTCCGCATCGATGCGGGCGTTGCTCCGCTCGACTTCCGCACCCTCTACAAGAACGCCGGCGCCTGATCCGGATTGACCTGATGTGACGAAGGGGCGGCCATCGTGCCGCCCTTCGTCGTTCTGCAACCATGAAACCTGAGGGTTGAACATGAAAAACTACGTCGACAACGGCGATACCGTGACGGTCGCCGCCCCCTATGCCGTCACTTCGGGCCTCGGCGCGCTGGTCAGCACCCTGTTCGGTGTCGCGCAAGCCGATGCCGGAAACGGCGCCACGGTCGTACTGGTCACGCGCGGCACCTTCGACCTCGTGAAGGCTGCATCGCAGGCCTGGACGGTCGGCGCCGCGATCTACTGGGACAATGCCGCGCGCGCATGCACCACCACGGTCGGTTCCAACACGCTGATCGGCAAGGCCGTCGCAGCGGTTGGCAGTGGCGCTGGCGAGACTATCGGTCGCGTCCGGCTGAACGGCTGATACCGTGACCGGCCTGTTTTCGGGCATGTCCGGCATCATCGTCGGCACCTTTGGTCAGCCGGATATCCTCTATGTGCCGAAGGTCGGCGGGGCACGGCGCATTCCGGGCGTGTTTCGCGAAGCGCCGACCGAAGCGATCGATCAGGACGGCCACCCCGTCCTGATCGTTGCCCCGACATGGCGCGTGCAGCGGCATCTGGTGCCGGAAATCGCCAAGGGGGACCGGATCGAGCCGGGCAACGGCAAGATCTACGCCGTTCTGAACCACGACCCTTCAGGATCGCCCGCCGAGGATGCCTTCCTGATCTGCGAGCTTGAGAGGATCTTCGATTGAGCCAGAGAACCGCATTCCGTGCCCTTGCGCGTCAGGCGCTGTCGGCTGACCCGCGCATGGGTGAGTTGACGCAGCTTTCGGCCTGGGCAGCCGGTATTCCAGCCGAGATCCTGCCGGTGATCGGCGTCGTCACCCCGCAAGAGCGGGCGGCGATGGACAGCATGGGCGTGATGGAGCGCTCGACGCTGCTGCAGGTCGTCGTGAAACGCCTCGGTGGGGATGATCTGGAAGACATCCTCGATGAGGACGCCGACGCGATCGAGAAATGCATCGTGGCTGCGTTCTTCGCGTCCGATTTCCGCTGCCTGCCGGAAAACATGACCGTCACGCTGAATGGCGAAGGCGAGCAGCGCGTCGGCACGGTCGTGGTGGATTTCCGCGTGACCTGGTTCCGCGATCTCGACGGCACGCTCGCCTGAAACCCGCGCCCGGCTGCCGATCGCGGCCGGACGCCTTCCCCGAAACCCTGCCAATGAGGACATCCCATGGCGACCATCGTGAAGACCCAGATGCGTGGCCCCGGCCAGCGCACCGTGACCGAGACCACGCTCGGCGCCTCGAACGACTTTGTCTATGCGCCGGGCAACGGCGAGATCCTGATCCTGCGCAACCCGACTGCTGGCGCGGTCGCGTCGGTCATCGATGGCGCCGGGGCGACGTCGAAGGCCGTTCCGGGTGTCGGCAACGTCGATCTTTCGGCGGGCTACAGCGTCGGCTCCATTCCGGCGGGTGGCGTCCGCGCCATCCCGCTCGACACCATCGGGGCCTATCTCGAGGGCGCCATCAGCATCACCGGCACCGGCCTTGTGGCCGCGCTGCTTACCTTCTGAGGCCTGCTATGGCACGTCTCATCAATTCCACGCGCCGCGACATCGTGCTTCCGACCCGACATGTTGTTCCCGCGCAGGGACAGGGTCAGGGTCAGCTTGAGACCACCAACGAGGTCATCAACTGCGCGGATAACTGGCCCAAGGTGAATGGCCTGATCCTCGCGGGCGATCTGGTCGCGGAGTTTGACCCACCGCCCGAGGTTGCAGATGCTCCGGCGCCGGTCATCGCTGCGCCCGCACCCCAAGACGCGGAAGCCGGTTCAGATCCGGCTGCTGCAAGCAAGGCCGCGCGCCAGAAACCCTGATTGCCGCTGTCCGCGGGCTGGCCTGATCGGGCCGAACAGCGGACATCCCCCACCTGAAAACCGGATCAGCATAAGTCGCCGCGGGCGACCCTGATCGCATGCCAAGAAAGGGCAATCCCATGACGAACGCCATTTCCTACATCGGGGCCACCATCGGCTGTGTGGTCGGTGTCCCCGCGACTGTCGACTCGACCGGCTTCGGCGCGTTGACCTACACGACCATCGGCAAGATCGCCTCCTTTGGCGAGGTGGGCGACACGGCGGCTGACATCACGGTCGATCTGCTGGATGGCCGCGTCGAGCACGTCAACGGCTCGAAGGATGGCGGCGCGATCCCCTTTACGATCCGCGCTGATGCTGACGACCTCGGTCAGCCGATCCTCAAGGCGCAGGCGAACACCAATAACGAGGTGTCGTTCCGTGTCGTCGATCCAGATGGCCGGATTGCCTACTTCTACGGCAAGGTCGCAAACGTCCGCGACACCGCGCGCGAGCCGGGCAGCTACAAGGGCTTCACCGGTGAAATCCGGGTGAACTCGGCGACCGTGAGGGTCTGACGCCTTCGCGCCCCGCGTCCGGGGCGTGATCGGGCCGTCGAGGCCGTGGTTCAGCCCCGGCGGCCCACCATGAACCAGAACCCCAAGGAACAGAGATATGGATTTCAACAGCTTCGACAGCCGCGCTGCGGCAGAGGTCGCTGGTCGCCTGCATCTGGCGCACCCCGCCACAGGGGAACTGCTCTATGCAGACGACAAGCGCGAAAAGCCCTGCATCGTGCTCGTGTTGGGCACCGAGGGCCGAACGGCGCAGGAGGCCTTGCGCGCTCGGCGTAAAACCAAGTTGGTCGCTGCAAAGAAAGATGATGGCCGCGAGACGCTGGACGAGCTCCATGCCGAGATGGTCGATCGTGCAAAGCCTCTGATCGCTGGCTTCGAGAACGTTTCCCGGGGCGAGGCACCTGCCTCGAGCGCAGATGCCGAGTGGTTCTTGAACTTGCAGATGGTGACAGGCCGCGAGGGTGAGCGGTCGTTTGTCGAGCAGGTTTTGGCTTTTGCCACCAGTCGTGAGAACTACCTGGGAAACACCTCAAAGCGCTGATCCTGACGGCGCGGCAGTGGGGTCACTTGCATGCCGTGCCAAAGGGATGTGGCGGCGAAAGCTGGTTGAAACGGGCGCAGCGGTTGAGAGAACCGCTGGGTCTGCCCCAGATCGGGGTGGGCGAGTATCTGATTGATGCGATGTTTCGGCTCGGGCCGGTGCGCAACAACGGAATGTCTGTCAGCGCCCCGGATTGGTCGGAAATCGAAGCCTTCTCCCGCGTCACAGGTCGGATCTCGGAACCTTGGGAGGCGGAGGTCCTCTACGACATGTGTCACGGCTACTATGGGGCGCTCATCGCGGGGGAGGATCCGCTCGCGATGTCTCCAGTCGAGATCGAGGCAGAAGGCCAACAATAGGCTGACACGGCGGCAGTGCCGCCGGTCAGTCGCTTCTCCAAAAGACCGTGATCGATTGCGGGGCCGCTTGGGTCGCCGCGAAGAGGTATGAAATGACCGCTGCGCAGATGAAGGCCACGCTCGGGCTCGATGTCTCTCAGTTCGAGACACGCGCCAAGGGTGCGGCCAATACGGCGAAGCAGATGGGCGCCGAGATTTCGCGTGCGCTCGATGGCTCAAAGGCTTCGGCGCAAGCGCAGGTCAGTGCCTTCGAGCAGCTGCGCGCATCGATCGATCCGGCCTATGCTGCCACGCAACGCTATGCGCAGTTGCAGAGGCAGATTTCCGGCTACGTCGATGCCGGTGTCGCGAGCCAGCGCACTGCAAACATGATGCTCGAGCAGGCCGCGGCGAAGTACCTTGGGGTCGCAACTGCGGCGCAGAGAGCAGAGGTAGCGCAGCGCGAAGCGGCTCAATCGATCGCGCTTGCCACTGGGAACTACCAGTCACTGCGGGCGTCGATCGATCCGGTCTATGCAGCCAGCAAGCGGTATGAGCAGGCGCAAGAGGCCGTGAATGCAGCGCTGGCCGCAGGTGTCATCAAACAGGAAGAGGCCAACAGGGTGCTGCAGCTCGCGGGTCAGCGCTATTTGGCGTTTGAACCGGCGACCAATGCTGCGACGACTGGCTTGGCCAAGTTCACCCCCGCGATCACCAATGCTGGCTTCCAGGTGCAAGACTTCGCGGTGCAGGTGGCAAGTGGTCAGTCGGCCATGGTCGCCTTTGCGCAGCAGTTCCCGCAGCTGATGGGCGTCCTTGGCTTCAGCGGCAAGTTGGCGCTGGCCGGCGCTGCCATTGGCACGATCGCGGCTGTGGCTTTTGCCGTGGTTCCGAAGATGTTCGACATGCGCGATGCCGCCGAAGTCACGGGCGAAGCGATCGACCGGCTGTCAGAGGCTGTCGCGAACTACAAGCGATACACCGATCTGGCCAATGGATCGTCTGCTGAGATGACGGACCGCTTCGGCATCATGGCGGGCCAGATCGGCCGGACCTCGGAGTTCCTTGCCAAGATCGGTCGCGTCGAGGCCGTGCAGGCCATGGATGCCGCAGTAAAGTCGCTGTCGGAATCGTTTGGTGGCCTTAGCACGAAGCTGGTCTATGGCACTGGCGGGTTCTTCTCTCAAGGCGGGGTGATGCAGGAATGGCAGCGCACGCTGATCAACCTGCAAGAGGAACTTGGCCTCACTGACGAGCAGGCCCAGGCGGTGATGCTGTCGCTTGCAAAGTTTGGCGAAGCGGACGGCGTACAGGCGCAGATTGCCGCCGCCACGGATCTCAGCGCGACCTTTGAGCGGGTCTTCGGCAGCATCGAAAAGGTTCCGGCACCCCTTCTGGCGGTGGCCAAGCAGGCCGGATTGATCGCGTTGGAGGCAGGTGACATTGCGGATGAGGGCGCTCGCGCTGCGGCGGAACTGCAGAAGCAAAAACAGTCCTCCGCAGATATGGTCGCCCAGTACATGGCGCAGGCCGACATGGCCAATGCGATTGCCAGCCATGGCGCCGAGAGCGCACAGGTCGAGGACCTGAAGCGTCAGGCGGCGATGCAGACTGCCGAGGAGTACATCAGGCAGAACAACCTCTCTGGCGACCTGGCTCAGAATGTTCGGAACAGTGCGCTTGCCGCATTTGATGCCCAGATTAACGCCGCGAACGCTGCCAATGCCCTGCGGGATGCCGAAGCTGCGGCGCGTGGGCTCGCGGCCGCGATGGCCGCAGCTGCCGGATTCTCCGCAAATCTCGACAATGGCGTCGTTGTCTTGCAGGCGAAGCTTGACGCCCTGCGAAGTGGTGCGAATGCGGCCAATGCTGCAACGGTAGCAGGGCTGAAGCTCGAGGCCGCAGCGATCCGGGACCGCGCCCTGGCTGCGGGTGAGGACAGGCTGATCGCTGTTGCGCGGTACGGTACCGACATGGCCCAGATCGAAACGCAGGAAAAGCTGCTCGGCCAGATCGAGGCGCAGACCGAGGCGAACCGCGCCAGCGGCGGGGCCAGCAAGGCGGCCGCGTCCGAAGCCAGCAAACTGACTGAGGAGTTGGATAAAGAGGCGCAGAAGTGGCGCGAGACCCTCGATCCGATGGCCAAGTACACGCGTCAGATGGAGGAGCTGAAAAAGCTGACCGGCCGTCTGTCGCAGGAAGAAATGTCAGCTGCCATCAAGAAGTTGAATGGCGAACTTGCGGATAGCCTGCCCATGGTCGGCGACCTTGCGAACGCCTGGGCAGATTTCGTCGTGTCGGGCGGCAAGGACATCGAGGGCCTCGGTGATCTGTTCAAGGGCGTCCTGAAGCAGATGATCGCCGATGCAGCCAAGAACCAGATCATGCTTTGGATCAAGCCAGAGGTGGCGGCGGCTGGAGTTCCAGGGGCATCCGGTGTCGCTGGTAGTGGGTCTGGTGGTGCAGGCGGGATACTTGGCAGCCTCGGCAACGTCTTCGGCAAGGACTCTTGGCTGATGACGGGGCTCAACAGCGGCGAGGGTATTCTCGGCACGATCGGCGGATGGCTTGGCGCGGGCAGCGGCACTGCGGGCGCGGCCAGCGGGATCATGGGCGCGCTTGGTAGCCTCGGGTCCATGATGGGCACGGTGGGGGCGATCATCGGCGGCATCGGCATGGTGGTGTCGCTTGGCAAGAAGCTGTTCGGTCGCGAGCTGAAGGATACCGGGATCAGCGGCGTTTTTAGCGGCTCGGGTTTCTCGGGATCGTCCTACAAGTATTACAAGGGCGGCCTGCTGCGCTCGGACAAGACCTCTTACGAGGCGCTTGACCCGGTGGTGCAATCGACCATCGGCGCGGCCTATGGCGATCTGCGCAAGAGCGTGAAGGGCATGGCGGGCGTGCTCGATCTCGGGACCGATGCGATCAAGAACTTCTCCTACGAGTTCAAGATCAGCACCAAGGACATGACCGAAGAGCAGGCCTTGCAGGCGCTGCAGGACGAGATGGCAAAGGCTGGTTCCGGCATGGCTGAGCTGATCCTCGGGACCAAGCGCTACACCGAGGCAGGCGAGACGGCGCTGGACACGCTGACCCGGCTGTCTTCCAGCCTGACCGCGGTGCGCCAGGTTGCGCTTCTGCTGGGCCACACCTTCGACATGGTGGGGCTGCGCGGTGGCGATGTGGCGTCGAACCTTGCCAAGGCCTTTGGCGGCGCCGAGTCCATGGGCACGGCGGTGCAGGCCTATTGGCAGACCTTCTACACCGATGGCGAGCGTATCCGCACGCTGACCCGCCAGACCGCGCAAGAGCTGCGCAAGATGGGCGTGTCGATGCCCCGGACCCGCGAGCAATACCGCGCCCTGATCGAAAGCCTCGACCTCTCGGACAAGAGTTCGCACAAGCTCTATGCCACGCTGATCGGCCTGTCGGGCGCCATGGACCAGATCCTGCCGACCGTGTCGAACTTGACGCGCGAGATGGAACGGCTGCAGGGCAGGGTGGTCACCATCATGGACAAGATCGCGACCGGCCTTGCCGAGGCGATCCGGGCCAATCAGGCGGCGGCCGGTGAATGGCGCAAGGCTGGTGACGGCATCCGCGACTATCTGGACAAGCTGCGCGGCACCGCCTCGGCGCTGATCTCGCCCATGCAGGCGCGGTCCTACAACCAGATGAAATGGATGACGACGCTTGCCTCGGCGCGGGCGGGTGATCTGACGGCCGCCGGTAACCTGACCGGTGCGGCTGGCAATTATCTGGACAGCGTCAATGCGACGGCCGGCACGCGCCTCGAGGCAGCCCGGGCGCAGGCCCGTGTGGCGGCCTCTCTCGGCCTTTTCGCGAACAAGACCGAGACGCAGGCCGACAAGCTGGATCGCATCGCGACCATTCAGGGGCGGCAGCTTGCGCTGATCGAGCGGCTGCAGGCGCTGATGGATGCGGGCAAGACGATCAGCGCCGAGCAACTGGACCTGCTGCGCACCCAGCTGGGCGATCTGGATCGCAAGATCCTGCGCGTCAACGTGGCCGGGTTCGAGGGTGCCACCTCGCTGTTGCCCAAAGGCCAGATGCAAAGCCTTCGCACGGCGCTGGACGATCTGCGCGATGCCATCCTTGCGGAAACCGCGCGCCAGAAGCATG